GCAATCCCGCAGGGGAACATTTCGAGTGAAATCAGCACTGTAAGTGCCGATATTCAAAGTCGTCAAGTTCGCTCCCGTGGGTGCAGAAAATCCTCTCACATACACCAACCCTGAAGCTTCCACAGATGAAGCTATACACCTCAAAGTTAGGCCCATCGAAACAATTCGATAGCCATCTGGAGCCAAAGTAGGACCCATACCAGCCACAAAGCCGGTGAAGGTCGCCACTTGCCCAGACATAACTGCAATAGTGTAGGGGTACGTGTAAGAGGGCATCAGAAGTGCACAAGCATTACCAGAAGAATCCGCTGATAAAACAACGGAATTCTTGAATGAGTATGACAAAGATCTAACTGATGAAGCATCGGGGTATTTAGCTCCTCGAGCTGCTTCACAGAAAGGATCTGTAATGGCACAAACGCTTCTAACCAATTTAGGCGGAACAATTTGCTCTACGCTTTTATTGGTTTTAGGTTTTGCTTTTGCAACAGCTGGTTTTGCCGCTGCCGCAGGTTTCTTGGTCCTAGTTCTTTTCTTTTGGTTAGCCATTTTATTATTACTTAGTACGAACAAGCTTTAAAATTATGATAGTTTTCACCCCATCGCCACAATGAGGCTCAAACTAAAGCAACTCACCAGTGTTTAAACACATGGCGGTGTAGCTGCTCGACCAAAAGAGTAGAGTGCATTTAAGGTCTGCTCAAGACCCCGACCAGTCTGGTCGGCTACCTTTTCAAGTCATGTAGTGGACCTCGATGTTTACTCTTGTACGACACCAGCTTCAGCCTCCAGTTGAGCTAAAGCTTCTGATCTCACTTGCAGCAAATAGTCTAAATTGTCTAGATGTCGCATTTCTCTTTTGAACTGCGATAAGAAGGTTTCTTCGGGCTTGTTTTGCAACAACCTCATAAACGTCTTCGGCCAATTCTCTGGAATTGCTTTCCCGTCTACAAAGGTGTGAGAGCAGAAACTGGAAGTTTCGTCATCGTGATCATGCACTGCCTTAGGTTTGAAACCTAAGCGTGCGTACTTCGAAACGTAATCTCCAGTCGGCACTTCTACACTGTCGTCTCCCATAGCGATTCCCGTAAGGGACTCAACCAGGACCATCAGTGTGAAGCGGTTTGCTGAATTGTGATCAGCAGTGGTAAATTCGCCTGAACAAATAATACCATCGTCG